CTCTTTTAATCGTGTGCTAGATGTCTTTGATGTCATTAACGATGATGTTTTGAATAACTTCGAAAAAGCTCGGGTTGCTGTTCAAATTCTCTTAGATCGTGATGATATAGACTACCCTCTATATATCGATCTTTGGCTTTATATCAAGAGTAATTTCATTGATTCGAACGAAGAAGAAGGAGAACTACTTGATTTACAAGGCAATCCAATGCCTAGACCAAAACACGATGAGGCTCAACCTAAGCTAATCGACTTGAAGAAAGATGCGGAATTCATCTATGCAAGCTTTTTACAGGCCTATTCTATCAATCTATTTACTTGTTTCGATAGTTTAACGTGGATAGAGTTCAAATCTCTTTTGAATGCATTGCCGGACAATACGATTATGCAACGAATTATCGAAATAAGGCAGTGGAAACCGAGAAAAGGGGAGTCTCCTGAATATCAAGCAAACATGCAGAAATTAAAAGCTAAATACAGATTAGATAGGGAGGAGGAAGAATATGGCTGATGGAAAAGTAACCATCTTAGTAGACGTGGACGGGAAGCAAGTCAAAGTCTTAAATGATGAGCTTGAACGAGTTAGTCAAAAAGGACAACAAGGAAGTAGGTCTTTAAAAGACTTTGCTGCCGGATCGCTTATTTTTAAAGCAACCGGTGCAGCACTCAATTTACTTAATCAATCTCTAGATAAAGCCATCCAACGCTACGATACCTTGCAACGTTTCCCTCGAGTGATGGAATCAATGGGGCACAGTACTACAGATGTGGCCAATGCAACGAAAATGTTATCGGATGGTATCGAGGGTTTACCAACAACTCTGGACGAAGTTGTCGGTACAGCTCAAAGATTGACATCACTCACGGGAGATTTAGAAAAGTCCACTAAGCTAACATTAGCTTTGAATAACGCTTTTTTGGCTAGTGGAGCAAGTTCGGCAGACGCTTCTCGCGGTTTACAACAATTTTCACAAATGCTTTCTTCTGGCAAGGTTGACATGCAATCTTGGAAGACTCTGCAAGAAACCATGCCATATGCACTTCAAAAAACGGCTGAAAGTTTTGGTTTTGCAGGAGCTTCTGCTCAAAACGATTTCTACTCAGCTTTGCAAGGTGGTCGAATTACCTTTGACCAATTTAGCAAGAAGTTAATCGAGTTGAATGGCGGCGTTGGCGGATTTGCTGAGTTAGCAAAGACCAATAGCGAGGGGATTCAGACATCTTTTGGGAATTTACGAAATGCTATTGCCAAAGGCTTAGCCAGCTTAATCGAATCGTTCGACAAGGTTTCTAAAGCAGTGACAGGGAAAAGTATTGCTAAAAACATAGACAGTTTAAAAGTAATCGTCAATGCAAGTTTCAAACTCATGTCTGGAGCAGTAGAGGCTAGCATACCATTTTTCAAATTATTCTTTGATGCCGTCAAGGTCGGTATCGTTGTCATTAAACCACTATCCCCTTTGTTAGCTGGCATTACCGCAGCTTTTGTTGCTTTTAAGGTGGTGTCTGCTGTAACTGCGCTGATTCAGGCGCAAACCGTAGCTGTTGGCGCTTTTAACACTGTCTTAAAACTTGCTACATTGAACCAAAATGTGAACACTGCAGCTTACATGGTAAATGCCGGGGTATTGAAAGCAGGAACAGTCCTTTACGGCTTAATTGCTGGACAAATATCTTTGATGTCAGTGGCTCAAATAGCTGGATCAGCTACAACAGGCTTGTGGACAACAGCGGTAACTCTATTTAATGCGGCATGGGCAGCTAACCCTATTGGTCTTGTAATTGTCGCAATGGCTGGGTTAATTGCAGCAGGAACAGCGCTGTGGAATTGGTTGAATCGAGATAGCGAAGAAACCAAAAAACTAAAAGCTGAACAAGAAAATCTCGTTGCTCAAACGGATGAACTAACGAAGTCTGTCAATGAGCATGCTAAGGCCAGAAGAGACGCAGTTCAAGAGAACAGTTCATCCAGCAAATCTTACAAAGCTCTAGCAGATGAAATTGTCAAACTGTCTCAGGTCGAAAATAAAACGGCTGGGGAGAAGAAGAATCTTCAAAAGAAGATTGAAATTTTGAACGGAGCTGTCGATAGTCTGAACCTAGCGTATGACAAAAACACTAATTCGCTTAGCCACAATACCCAGCAATTGTATGACCGAATCGACGCTATGGAAGCTGAATCTCAATGGGCCACCGCTCAAGAGAGTTTGTTGGCAATTGAGCAAGAGAGAGTTGACCTTTCTAAGCAACTGACGGAGGTTTCTAAACAACGTAACGAGGTCACTACTGCACAGAATATCACGGACGGAGAGCGTCAAAAATTACTCGGAGAACTCGCAGGTAAAGAATCTGAGTTAAAAATAGCACTTGAAAATAATCGTCTTGAATATACCAGTACCGCTGAAGCACAATCGGCCGCCGCAGAAGTGATGGCAGCTGCCGCAGAAGCTGGGTCAAATCGGCAAGTTATCGCTTACGAAAATATGTCAGAGGCCCAAAAGACTGCCGTTGATAATATGCGACAACGTTTTCAAGAGCTTCTTGATACAACAACAAACATGTTTGGTCAGATTGAACAAAAAACAGCTATATCTGTAGAACAAATTAATGCGAACTTGGAAGCAAACAGAGTTGCTACGGAGCAGTGGGCGACTAATTTGCAAGTCTTAGCAGAACGTGGCGTTGATCAAGGTATTTTGGAACAATTGAGACAGATGGGCCCAGAAGGTGCTGCACAAACACAAGTATTCGTAAATGCTACAGACGCAGAGTTAGCGGTCTTACAAGAAAATTTTAGGCGCAATGGGGAAGCTGCAAAAACAGCTCTCAATAGCGAACTATCTTCCGCGGGTCAGGAAATTCCTGAAGGTGTCCGGAATTTAGTGACGAATGTATCTAGCGGTCTACAAGCGGAGCTTGCGGCAGCAGATTTCGCAAGTTTAGGAAAAGAAATTCCTAACGGCGTGGGCCAAGGGATTACAGCAGGTACACAACAATCATCTGAAGCTGCACGCAAAATGTCTGAAATTACCAAGAAGGCATTTCAACAGGATATGGGGATCAATTCTCCATCTCGAGTCTTTACGGAATACGGTGGACATATCACAACAGGATTGGCCAATGGGATTGCAAATAATTCAAGTACGCCAGTTGGCAGAGTTGCAGATCTTGCAAACAATATGAAGACTCCGTTTCTAGGGTTTCAGAACTACTTTGTTTCAATTGGGAGCATGGCTATGCAAGGTCTTGCAGCCGGAATTAGTTTAGGCTCGGGCTCAGCGCTATCAGCTGCAGCAATTGTTGCCGGTCAAGTGAAGTCAACTATTCAGAAGGCTCTTGACATTCACAGCCCATCTCGCGTTATGCGTGATGAAGTCGGTCGATTTATCCCTCAAGGCATTGCGTTGGGTATCGATGAAGAAGCAAGCGTAGTAGAAAAGTCTATGAATCGACTGAAAGATAGCATGCTAATCAATGCTAAGCCAGAGGTAGCTCTTGGACTAGACAAGAATATGGGAATGCAAATTACTGTCAAACAGACAAGTAAGCAGTCAATTTCTGAAAAAATTGAACTTGCCATGTCTAAATCTAACGATATGGTCCAAAAAGCTTTGGAAGTAGCCGAGGAAGCTGTCAAAAAACCATCATACATGGTTATGGATACTGGAGCAATGGTCGGTTCAATAGGAAAACCGATATCGAACTATCAAGACAATAAATTGAAGCTACAAAACATGCTGGAAGGGAGAACTTGATGGGAAATTTTAATGTAATTTTTAACGGATTCGACCTTTCGACTGTAATGCGTTTTACTGACATAAAAAGAAAGATTGGAAACGAGAGAGGTGTCAAAGTCTATGATGCCCCTCTTTTTGGTGTAAATATACAGGATGTGACCATTGGAGCAAAGATCATTGAAGTTCATTTTACTCTGAACAACGACGACCTGGAAGATTTAAAGCATAAGCTCGCTGGTGTTTTTAGTACTAAAATTCCGGCTAGATTGAGCTTTTCAGATGAGCCAACCAAATACTATATGGCCATAGTTGTGAATGAAGTTGATATCGAGAATCTAGCGCGTTGGTTTCAGAAGGGAAAGATTGATTTCCTCATCCCAGACGGTATCGCTCATGCAGTCGACGAAGAAGTTGTCGCATTCTCGCAAGGAGTTGCACTGAACGAAATCATCACTGAGATTAAGAACGACGGCACGGTTGATAGTTACCCAACTGTCAAGGTTACTATGCCGTCCGACAATAACTACATTGGGATCGTTAGTCCAAATGGTGTCATCTCTCTTGGAAATGCAGAGAGGCTAGATTTAACCTATGTACCAATGGTCAGCTCATACATCCGTAAATTCACTGCAAATGACACGACTAAGGTTGGTACATCCCCAACAGGAGATTTGGCAGGCGGAACGTTTGCAACGGCTTCAGACGGTCGTGTTACTCTTGCTACAAAAGGCCCTTGGGATGCCAAAAAATGGGCCGGTGGATACTATGTTAATGCAATTGCTGATACTAATGCAGGCATCGGCAACCTGACTTTTTACTCAAAATTTCAACTAGCTTTTGAGACGGGTTTGATGAGTCAGACAGGTCTTATAAAGGTCGTGTATCTGGATAAGAATAACAATATTATAGCCATGTACGAAGTCCACAAAGCAAGTACAGTTGAAAATAAAGCCGACTTTACTATGTATTATGGTGGAAATATGCTAAGACGTTACAAGTCATTCTCTTTCGTTCCATCCAACGGTACTGGCAATCCATTTAGAGCTAGCACGCATGGCTCAATCGATTTTGAAAAATCTGGAGGAGATTTACGCTTCTTTTGGTTTGGCAAACCATACGGAATCGCAGTCCCTGAATTAGCAGAGGTGGCAGTCGCTAAGGTTGCAGTATACATCGGTCAATTTGGTACGAGAGATCTAATACCAAGCCACTACGTGTCTATCTTGGCTCTAAAGTCAATGATGGCAGAGAGCGTTAATCGGGATGTTCAAAATGGTGTCAAAACTATCTTCCGTGCTGGGGACGTGTTGGAAGTTACTAGCAATCCAAAGAGTATCAAGGTTAATGGTCAGTCCAGAAACGATCTCTACAATGACGGCAGTAACTTTCCAACGATACCGACCGGAACAAGCAAACTAGCTATCGTTGGCTCAAGTTGGTTAACACAACCATTGCAAGCAGAAGTTAAGTATAGAAAGGGGTGGTTATAGTTGGAAATCAGAGTACATAATCGCATGATGGAAATTGTCGGATTTCTATCCAACGAGGCTCCGGATGATATCCATTTTACAGATGAATCCTGGCATCAATATCTGGAAACCGGATCATCGAGCCTAGAATTTACTATTCAGAAGACAGATGCTATCTATGACATCATCAAATTTGAGGAAGCGACGTATTTTAGTATCTACGAGGACGGGCAAGCTCACGTCTTCATCATTGCTATGGTTAACGAGAATGAAACCACGCTAAAAGTGACGGCAGTTTCAAATAACACAGAGCTAAACTACGAGCAAGCTCCAAAAATTGAGAATATGACTAGTCAAGGTATTCTCTGGTATTTAGAGCGTTCGTTCATCAGTAACTACAGTCAAATCAGAATCGGCGTCAACGAGGTATTAGACCGCAAGCGAACCCTTAAATATGAGGGCGAAAGTGACACGAAACTGGCTAGGCTCATCGATATCTGTAATAGCTTTGATGCAGAATTTGAGTTCGTGACCACGCTTGCTCAGGGTGGAAAACTGAAAGAATTGACGCTCAACATTTACAAAGAAAATGACGAAACTAATCAAGGGGTTGGACGTCGCAGGATTGACCTCTTGCCTCTTGAGTGGTTGCCGGATATCAGACGGAATATTGACTACTCTGGCATGATTACAGCGGTCAGGTCGACTGGTAAAGACGGACTGACTTATGACAGTGCCAGCATGACAATCAAGAACGTTGATGGCCAAGTCGAATTTGTCAAAAATGAGGGTGATACATTCTTTAGAGCGCCAATTGCAGCTAACCTTTTCCCGACCCAGTTACGCATGTCCGGAAGTAATCTCAATGATATCTACCATGAACGCAAATATCAGACAGATTATGAAACAGTCAATGAGCTACTAAGCCATTCACTACGACTGCTCAGGCAAAACGCTTATCCAAAGATTGAATTTGAATTGGAGATGACAAGCGCACAAGTCAAAGAGTATGGCCTCAAGATAGGCGATACTTTGAAGCTTTACAATGACAAAATCAAAAACGACGACGGCACACCGCTTTTACTTGAATTTCGGGTATCTGAGTTAATC